CAAGGCAGGCAATCAGAGAAAAGGAGAGCAGCATACAAAACAGGGCGAGAACGTAGCACATTGTATGTGTAGACTTTATCTGTGCACTTTGCGCGGCCGCTGTTGCCTCCAGCTTGGCGTTTTCAAGCTCGATATGATGGATCTGCTTGGTCAGCTTTTCCGGGCTTCCGACGGGATTTTCAAGGCCGAACAGCTCGTCGAGCGATAAGCCAAGCGCTTTACATATTGCGGCCGAGTTATAAAGCCGTGGATCCGCTTGTGTTCCAGCATATAATCGGCTCACGGTGGAGAAGGAAACTCCAGACTTTTCCGATAGCTCATCCAGCGTCATTCCGCTGTGATCTTTCGCATTTCTGATTTTCCCATGATACGCGTCGATAAACGGCGCGAGTTCCTGTATTGCGGACATTGGTGCGCCTCCAATCGCAGATTGTATTGTTATTTCTTACATTTTCCGTGTTAAAACGCAAACTATGAGAAGAAAACGCAAAACTCGGGCTTTTCTTACAAACATTATCTGGTACAATAAAAACGTAGCAGATAGTTTCTGAATCCGGCATCTGCTGAAATGGCCCCACCGTATGTTCAAGATACGATGGGGCCGGTCAAACCGAATATTATATCAAATCATCAGTCCCATAAACGGTACACCATCGGATTCCTGATTCCCAAAAATAACGCGGTCTGTTTGTTCATAATACCATGTTGATTTTTAGAACAATCGTTCTATAATAAATGACAGGAGGAAAAAATATGGAGTGCATCAACATCCGGGTAAACAATGGGAGGGTCGACGTGACGGTCGACGGCGCGAAGCTGACAGATGTGCATAGCGTCAGCGTGGACTACATCAAGGGCATTCCGCTCCTGTTTGCCTGCGTCGCCGACGTAGGCGAGGAACGGGACGAACGCCGGGGGCCGCGTGTGCTGAATTAAGAAAGGACGGAATATCTATGTGGTTAAAAATTGCTGAAATTGCGTTGCTTGCTGCACTTGCCGCAGATCTCTTATTGCTTCTGATACTGTGCGCAAAGGAGAAAGCGGCGGAAAAAGAAATAAAAGAAATGCTTGGGGAAGAGGGATTCCAACAGTATATCTTGGAGATCGAGCAGGAAAAGAAAATTAAAAGAAAGAAAAAATGCCCGTAAGATACTAGGAAACGGCGATCAATGCCCTCTATTACATATCATAGTACAACCTACAGAAAATAACAATTGGAATAATCAACGAAAAACGGCAAGATGTTTTGTGAGGAATCGAGGCGCATATGAAAACGAAACGGGAAAGAATCGACTTATTGCTGGGCAAAGCGACATTGGAACAGCTCTGCGTGATCCTGCAAATTTTGCTCGGAATGCTGGGATGAATTCAGGAGCAGGATGAAAACACCGCTCCGGCTTATTTGGCCGGGGCGGTGTTTATTTTTCGGCAGGTTATTTGGGATTGCAAGTCCCGCACGCGCCGTATCCTGCGGCTATGGCGTCGGCGGCGGAATCGAACCAGATTTCGTTTTCACTCAGTATCTTTTTGGCCCATCGGCAATCCGGCCAGTGAAATTTGTCGCTGTCTGAGCTTGCAACAAATTTCCCGGAGGATTTGCCCTGAGAAGGATCCGGCGAAGCGGCTTCTACAGGAGTGTCTGCCTCGCTGACGTCGGAATTGACGTCAGAAGAGAGCGCGTCGGGATTGACATCCTTTGAATTTGCTTCCTGCAAGAGATTGCCGGACTGATCTATAAAGCGGACATTAATATTATCAACCGGCTCACCCGTGCTGAAATAGTGGTACAGGCCGCCGCTCATATAAAATGCAAGCGCCATGATAGATTCCTGGAAGCTTACAGTGTCGGAAGACAGCGTGACGGTGAATTTTGTGTAGTCGTCTGCGGCGTCAATCGCGGTGACGTTCGGGTAGTCCTCAGAGCCTACCATATCGGCGAGGCTGCTGTCAAGCTGCTGCGCCATATCCTGCATTAGTTTTTTATGGCAGGCCTCCGTCATGATATATGTGACGGAGCCGTCTGCATTCAGCGTGGCGGATTTAAAGCCGTCTGCTTGCTCGACTTTTGCATCAAGCTCATCCTGCGTGACGTCTTCGCCTATGTAGTCGGATGGAATTGTGATTTCGACTGTCCCGCCGCTGAACAACGTACCGGAGTGCTTTTCCACGTTGAAGGATTGCGAAGATTGTTCAGGCGCATCCTGCGTGATGGACTGTTCGGGCGTTTCCGGCGTTTGGGAAACCGCCTCCTGTGCCTGTGCGGGCGGCTGATCCGCCTGCTTAGGCTGCTTCGGAAAGAGCAAGATGCCGAGAGCGGCCAATACGGTGGCTCCGATCAGAATAAAATTCCTCGAAGAGCCGGTTTTTCTCCTGTTTTTTGCGCCGCATACCTTGCAAACGCGCTCGCTGGCGTTGATCTGTGCGCCGCAGGAGCGGCAGATCATCTTCCGGTTCGGCGTATCACAATGCGGGCAGAATTTTTCTTTTTCATCAAACTCCCCGCCGCAGCGGGGACATATAACAGTGTAATTTTGTTTTTGCATCGGCGTCATAGCCTCCTCACAGAACGGCGCAAAACCGCATAAATCAATACATGAAAATTCTACCACGCAGCAGGAGCGGGTTCAATCCGCAATATTCCACAAATTTCAACGCAAAAAAACCGACAAAAAGCACCGAGGCGGTTATCCGTCCTCGGTGCTTTTTGCTGAATCGCTCTTTTGCAGCTCGTCGATAAACCGCTCAATCTTGCCCCAGTCCTCCGGCGGAAGGGCCATGAGCAGCGTTATGAACCGCTTGCGGAAGGAATCGTCCGCGTCAGACATGATGTTCGCAACCAGCAGGCCAAGCTCTTCGTTCGCGCTGCGCTTGACGTACATTTCGCCCTCGCCGTCTTCGAGCCATGCAAGGGAGACGCCGAATTCTCTGGCAATGTCCGCAATGGTGCGGTCGCTGGGTTGCTTCACCCCGGAGCAGAGTTCAGAAACGAAAGGCCGCGAAACGCGGATGCGATCAGCAAAAGAGGAACGAGTTATACCAAGATCTTTTATAAGAAGAGCGATTCTGTCGTTAATTGTGTTCATTGGGATCACCTCCTGTCTGAAAAGAGGTTAGCACAGAAAAACGGAAAAGTCAATAGCCCAGCTAATAAATAGACACTTGACAATGTAGCTACGCTATGCTAATATGTAGCCAAGCTAATAAAAAGTTTAGCCAACCATTTCTTACTAGGATTAAAAATGTCGATTTGTCCAATTGACAAATCGAATGGGGATTGAAAGGGGGTGGGGGAATATGCTGAAAGAAAAAGCGGTCTCGATAAGTGTTGAGGTGAGCGGGCTTCCGGAGGCGCTGGCGCTTGCGGAGCATCTGGAAGAAAAAATGAAGTCGGTCAAAACGCTGGCGGGCGAATTGGCCGACTTGGCTGAGAAACTATCCGTGAACATCAAGGAACCCGGTATGAAGATCAGTCGAGATGATTGTCTTCGCGCCATTTGTGATACAAACCGAGAAGTTCAATCGAGATAGTATAGGCCACTGCGGCGACCTGCGTTCCGAGGACAGCTGGGCTTTGCGCGTCCATATGCGCCGCTATTTCCTGCATTTTAGCGGCTGCATCGTCGGAAATTTGATAGATCGTGTCCAAAGAAATCGAACCGATGAAATTATTGAAGGAATGATTTGACATTTTATGCACCTCCTTTCTCCGGCATTATATCACAGCCGGTGAGCGGGAGGGAAGAAAAATCAAAGTGAGGTGAGCAAAATGCCGGAAGAACAGAAGCGTCAGGCGGAGAAGATCTCTGCTGAAATGAACAAGCTGACGCCGGAGGCGCGCGAAAAGGTGCTGATCTTCGTGCAGGGCATGACGGCCATGCTGGATACGCCGAAGAAGCAGCCGAAGGAGGCCGTCTAATGGTACTCGACGACGATCTGCGGCAGAAACTCGAAGAGCAGCTGGAACTGCTGGCCGAGCGAAGACGGAAGCAGGAAACCACAAACGAGGATCTTGCAAAGCTGACGGAGCAGATGATCTGCATCGTGAGCTTGCTGGAAGAAACACCGTAAACGAAAAGGAGGATTTACCATGAATTACATCAACAACCCGAATGATATGTGCTGCTGCTCGTTCGATCGCGGAGACTTAATCCGCGTGGAGAAAAGAACTGTGCTCGTCGACATTATGGGAACTAAGGTATGCGAACTCGGCGATATCACGCCCGGCCATAGCTACGACTGCGAAGTGCGCTGGGCGCTGGTAAAGAGCTACATCGTCATCGCGTATTACCCCACGGAGGCCGCAGCGCGCGCCGCGTACAACGACCTGGTCGCCGATCTCTCGGTGAAGGAAACCGTGGTTTCGGTACGGGAGGGCTGAGATATGGGAAGAACTGCAACGCTGACCGCGGCGGAGGCGGTGGAACGCCTCCGGGCCGCCGGAATGAAGATCAATCCCGCAACGCTTCGCGCTGCGCTGCTGGCCGGGGCTTTTCCATTCGGAACCGCCGTAGTGGCAAACAAAGAAGTGGTCTGCTGGGTCTTCCCGCGCAAGCTGGACGCGTGGATCAAAGAAAATCTTGCGCCGGAGGAAGAAGCATGAGAAAAGCCAAAACCGCCACCACCGTCGTATCCCTGATTGCGGCGGCTCTGCTGGCGCTGCTGATCACGGCGATGCTGACCGGCTGCTCGGAGGCAGACAAGGTCAATGCCAACATCAGCAAGCAGGCGGATTATTTTGAATCCGAGCGCAGGATCACCGTCTACAACGCCCGGACAGACAAGATCATCCTCGAAGCCGAGGGATACATGAGCATTTCCAACAACGGCAGCAGTGAGCTCGTCGTGACCTGCAAGGTTGGCCCCGGCGAGTACAAGAAGAATTACATATACTTGAACGATTACACCCTCTACGTGGTAGAGGACATTTCCGGGACGCACACAGACCCGTACCACTACAAGATGTACTTCCATACGGAATTCCCGGTCGATGTTGAGGTAAGGCCATGAAGATCAAGGAGCTTTTGAGCCTTTTCCGCCTGACGTGCGACGTGCGGGTGGTATACCTGATGCGCGCAAGCGAACAGCCGCAAATTCCGAACAGCAGCCTCGGCTATACGGGGAGCCTTTATCTTCCGGAGAAGACGAGGCAGCAGACGCTGACAAGCCTGAAAGATCTCAGCGTATTTGAGGATGGAGAGGTATCTGAATTCTGGGTCAACGGCGGCACGCTGATGATCCGGGAGGCGGGAGGCTGACCCATGGGGAAGGAAAAGACCTACACCCTCACATTGAGCGGGCAGGAGCTGCATGATCTGATCGAGGCGGCGCTGGTGTGTGAGTGCCAGGCGGCGCAGATCATAAACGGGCTGAAGAGAAAGGGGCTTGACCTGGACGCGCAGAAGCTCGTGACACAAAACGCCCGTCTGGCGCGGCTCGTCAGGCGGATGCAGGAGACGAAGGAGGCGAAGAAGACGTGATAAAGCTGAAAGTAGAGGACTACTGCCAGGAATGCCCGTGGTTCGAGCCGGATACGATAAAGGCTATCGATATGCGTCCAACCCAGGGAAGAAAGTTCGGAACGGCGGAAACAGAGGTTGTATGCAAAGGGCGAGAACGGTGCGCACTCATGGCGGAGACGATCAGAGAGGGAATTAAGGGGGACACCTGAACTATGCCGAAGGGTAAGATCTACACCCTCACATTGAGCGGGCAGGAGCTGCATGATCTGATCGAGGCGGCGCTGGTGTGTGAGTGCCAGGCGGCGCAGATCATAAACGGGCTGAAGAGAAAGGGGCTTGACCTGGACGCGCAGAAGCTCGTGACACAAAACGCCCGTCTGGCGCGGCTCGTCAGGCGGATGCAGGAGATGAAGGAGGAGAAGCGGAGTGGTTAAGCTGATGCTTACAGCTGAGCAATGGGTCAACTTGAAATTTATGGTGGAAATGGCGTCGATCAGAGCCAATCTTGCGGCGACCGAGCATGAAAGACGCGCTGCAACGGCAACCGGAGAAAGAAGGCCGCCTGCTGTATATCTCGCGGAAAGCTACAGAAAAGAGGCCGAAATGTGTGAACGCATGGAGGCGCTGGTAAAATCGGCGGAATTTGTGCCGGAGACGAAGGAGGATAAGCAGAATGCGGAAACTGATTCTCAGCGGAGACGATTGGTTTGAGCTGAAGCACACGCTGGAGCTGCTTGTGATCGCGGCCCACAATGAGGCCGAAGCGCTCGCCGCAGCCAAATTTGAGGGCGAGGAAATGACCGAACGGGCTGCGCACCTCGCAAAGTGCGACCGGGAAAAGGTGAAGAAATACAAGCGACTTCTGGCGCTGATGAAATCGGCAGAACGGCTGCCGGATACGAAGGAGGAAACCAATGGATAACGGGAAGCTACACGTCGAGATCGGCATGGACGGCAAAAAAACGGTATATGCGCTATCCGGCAACGCGCTGGAACTGAGCACTGCTGCCGCGCGAATCCTGAACGTATTTTATGCCACGTTCTGCAAGCAGGGAATAGGCGAGGAATTCAAGGAAAACATGCGCTACTGCGTGAACCATGAGGACAGCCCGGTATGGATGAAGGAGTTGACAGAATGAGAACCAATCTTGCAGAGCGGCTCGGGTATGAGCCGGAGGAATCGACCGAGGAGCGGCAGGCGCGGCTCCGGGAGGCATACCAGACGCGCAAGGCCATGCGGCGGCTGGCGCGGCTTGGGTGCTGCTGGCTGTCGGGCGTGGCGTTCGCGCTGTGCATCATTGCGGGGTGCGCCCACGCGGCGGAGATCGCCGCCGTCCTCGGCGGCGTGTCGCTGACGACGTTTTTGACGGGGATCTGGCTGTGACGGAGCAAAAGATCACGATCGACTTCCGCCCTGACCAGCTGGCGGACGTGATCGAGGCGGTGAACGCCTACGCGGACGATCTCAAGAATGATCGGGCGCTCCTGTGCGAAATGCCGCGCGTCGATCATGAGACAACCGACGAACTGCTCAAACAGGAGACGCGGCTGCAAAAACTGGCGTACTGGCTGATGAAAGTGCAGGATGAAGCACTATGACGGCGCAGATCTACGCGCCGCGCATGCGGCAGGTCCCGTCACCATGCGGGAAGGACTGCCAAAGCCGCGAGGCCGGATGCAGCACACGCTGCTGCAGCTGGACGCTCTATGAGAGCATCCGCAACCACATCTATGATGTCAACCACCGGGACAAAATCAGCTTGGAGCCGGACAGAGCCGCCGTCCGGCAGATCGAGCGGGCGGCAAATAAAGACAGGAGGGGCAAGAGCTATGCGGCAAAATAGCATCGACTACCCGGGCGAACGGCCTGCGAGGCGCGCGGATATCGTCGAGCAGCCGGGCTATACCGGCAAGCACTATTTCGTGGTGGATTACGCAGGGCGGCAGCTGACCGTCCACGCAGCGGATGAAACGGCGGCCCTGTTCTGGGCGGCCAAGCGCTGGGGCTACAGCTTCAAGCGGCCGGAATACCACCAGACGGCCAGCGTGGCCAAGCTCGGCTATCAGCCGGACAGGATGTTCGGATAAAAAATGCCCTCGCCCGGCTGGAACCGGTCGAGGGCGGAGAAGCCTGCGCTTCTCTGTGAAAATCAAGTACAAGGAGAGTATAGCATGAAAAATCCATATTTGCAAGAGGTAACGGAGATCATCCGCAAGCAGCAGGGGCCGCGCGGCCCGGTGTGGATGTGCGGCGAGCAGCTGCTGGAGATGATCGCGCCGGATAAGGCGGCGGCAAAGCTGGTGCTGGACGATTTGAAGCACGGCGGCATGAGCCTCAAGGGCTGCGAGGCCGAAATCAGAGCGTTCGCGCAGAAAAACGGAAGCTGCTGCACCGGGGCGGAGGCTGAGAAAATCATCCGAAAATACTTCGGCCTGCCGGAGAAGACGGAAGCGCCGAAACCGGAGCCCGCCGCGCCTCCCGCGCCGGCCGGAAACATCGTGAATCTGGAGGATTTCTTCGGATGAGCGAACAGAGCAGCTATGAGGAGCTTCTGCCCCGCCAGCCGTCCGAGGGTGCGCTGGACTGGTGCATCCGGACGAAATTCAAAACAGAGTACGCGATCTACCGGGATACATATTACCGCGATCCGCTGACTGGCATACGGGAAAACGCAGTCTCCGTGACCTGCACGGCCTGCGGCGGCAGCTGGATCGCGGAAAAAGTCAAAGGCGCAGACTGCGGCAAAGGCTGGGCGCCGTTCGGCTTCGTGGAGGGTATCATGCAGATCGGCCCGGAGGACAAATTCCGCTGTCCGCAGTGCGGCGCGGAGCTTCGGGCAAAGCACGTCGGGCAGCTCTCATGGACCGGGATCGACGATAACGTCTATTTCTGCGAACCGTGGCAACTGGGGAGCAAATTCGTCCTGCTGGGCTGGCGGGCGGAGCGGAACATCGGCAAGGACGCGAAGAAGGTCTACCGGATGTGGCCGTATGAGGCGTATGTGTTTGAGCAGAAAAAGACTGTCCGGCTGACAGGCTATCAGAAATTCATGAACACGATCCGTTATTTTGATAGCTGGCGGCAGGTGAAGCGCTGCGACGACAGATGGGGCAAGACGCTGGATGAAAACTGGTTCCGCAAGCCGGAAGATCTATCCGGAACGACCATCGAAAATTCGGCTCTGCTCCAATACATGAAAGCGGCCGGAGACGAGGCGCGGCCAGTTGCGTATCTGCGCCTATGGCAGAAGCACCGGAACATCGAGAATCTGATCGTGCAGGGCTGCGGGGGCATGGTCGCAAAGGCGATCACGCGGGATGCGCAGAGGTATGGCTTATATGGCGGGCACAGCGCGAAGCTGGAATGGATCGACTGGAAACAGAAGCGCCCGGCCCGGATGCTGGGCCTCGACAAGCAGGAATTTGCGTTCTGCGTCCGGGAGAAATGGACGCAGGATGATCTTGCGAAATACAAGATGGTGCGGGCGTTTGAGCCGGTAAAGCTGCCGGAGGACTGGAACCTGCTGAAAAAGCTGCAGGTCTACGATTTGAGCAAGCTGTGCAGAGAAAAAGCGCTGCTGCCGTCCGCCATAGGAGGGAAAAGCATGCAGCTGCTGCGCGGCCGACTGACCGTCATGCGCTGCCTGCGGTATCTGGAACGGCAAAAGTCCGGCATCCAAACGCTGCTGGACTACTGGAACATGGCCCGGCACGCAGGGCTTGACCTGCGGGACGAGCACGTCCAGCTCCCGAAAAGCCTCAAGCGCGAGCACGACCGGCTCGTGGAGGCGGAGCGCATCGCTCGAAACGAAGAAGAAAAGCGCAGGAAGCAGGCCGAGATTGAAAAGCGCCGCCCGGCGTTTGAGAAGGCCGTCGCGCCGCTGGAGGCGTGGGCGTGGGAAGATGCTGGGATCTGCATCCGGCCGGTGCGCACCGAGGAAGAGCTGGCCGACGAGGGAAGTGCCCTTCAGCACTGCGTCGGAACCTACGGCGCGACTGTGGCGCGCGGAGAAAGCTGCATTTTCTTCATCCGCCGCACGGATGCGCCGGACAAGCCGTGGTTTACCCTGCAGGTCGAACTGAAGACGCTGAAGGAGATCCAGAACCACGGTCTGCGGAACTGTGCGCCGACGAAAGAAGTGCAGGAATTTGTGAACAGGTGGCTCGAACACATCCGGCGGCTGAAGGTTGCCGGAAAGAAACATAAAAAGGAGGCAGCAGCATGAGTGAACAGAATCTGATGGTATCCCCGGAGAAGCTGGGGGCAGAGATCCGGGAGCTGACCCGGCAGGCAAAGGCCATGACGCTTTATTACGGCGTCGAGATCGGCAGGCGGCTGGAGGCCGCGAAGAGCATGGTCCCGTATGGCGGCTGGGGCGCGTGGCTGAAGGAAAACACAGAGTTTTCCCAGGCGACCGCGACCAGATTTATGCGGGTATTCAACGAGTACGGCGCGGCGCAGATCGGCATTTTCGGGGCTGTGCCAGAATCGTCAACGTTGAAAAATCTCAGCATTTCCAATGCGTTGCGGCTTCTGGCCGTGCCGGAAGACGAGCGCGAGGAATTTGCTGAAGCGGTCGATGCGGAGAATCTTTCCGCCCGGGAACTGGAAAAAGCGATCAAGGAGCGCGACGCCGCCCGGCAGGAGCGCGAAAGCGCCCTGCGGCAGGCAAACAGCGATTCCCTCCGTGCCGAGAACGCGAAGAAAGAGGCGCAGGAAGCCTATGAGAAGCTGCGCGGCATGGAAGATGAGCTGACCGCCGCGAAGGACGAGGCCTGCCGCATGGCGGACGAGCTTGAGGCGCTCAAGAACCGGCCCGTTGAGGTCGCTGTTCAGCGCGACGAGCAGGCGATCCGGGACGCGGAGGCCAAGGTCCGGGCGCAGGCGGAAACGGAGCTGCGCAAGAAGACCGACGAGTGGAAAAAACAGACCACAAAGACCGAGCAGGAGATCGAGCGCGTCCGCAAGGAGGCGGAGAACCTGAAGCAGCAGCTGGCGGAGGCAAAGGCAATGGCGGAAACCGCCTCGTCGGACGCGGAAAAGGAGCGCCTGAGCGGCGAAGTCGAGGATCTGCGCAGAAAACTCGCCATGTCCGACAAGGACGTGACGGCCGCGCACCTGTATTTCAGCCAGTGGCAGGCGGCATTCAACCAGCTGACGCAGACTGTCAGCCGCATCGAGGACGAGGACAAGGTCGGAAAGCTCTGCGCAGCCATCCGCGCCCAACTGGCCGCGTGGGGGAAGGCGATGGAGGGCACAGCATGACGGGGCAGGAAATCGTGCAGGCACTGCGGTGCACGTCTACACCGGGCGGCCTGCACGAAGACTGCACGGGCTGCCCGTATTACCGGAAAGAGCAGCTGGACGCGGAACTGAAAGAAAAACTGGGAGTGGACACATGGCCAAGCTGCGATGTTAACAAGGTTGGGATGGACGCAGCCGACCTCATCGAGCGCCTGACCGCCGAGAACGCGGCGCTGCGGGAGAAGGTGCCGTAGTGGATCAGTGTGGAGGATAGGCTGCCAATAGACCGTCTCAGCAAATATCTCGTTGCTTTTCGGGACACGGGCGGCTCGATTGTAGATATGGCCAGATACTTTCCGAGCGACGGATGGACGTGCGATAACTGGGAGGTACCGCAGAACTTGATTACTCACTGGATGCCGCTGCCGGACTCGCCGGAGGAAGGAGAAATCTGAATGATTTGCGAATGTTGCCCACTTTCTGATCAGGAAGATGTCTGCCCAGAAAATGAGGGTAAATACGGTTATGAAACAAGCGACGGTCGGCTCGGCTGCAAGCATCCTCGGAGTTGGGTGGAAAAACGAGAAAGAGAATACACGGGCGCGATCGGCGATATGGGGTTGGATATGGGCGTCGAGATGAACTTTACGGTGGAAGAATACGCAAGATTGCTCGAAATCTGCAAGCACATGATCGGGCTTGACCATAAGCGACCGTATCACCGGCATGGAAAGGCGTTTTACCGTCCATACAGGAATTACTATGAAGACACGCTTTCCGGAAATCGAATTTTAGACAAAGTGCCGCGTGACGTTGTCCGAAAAGAAATAGGAAGAGTCAGCACATGGTACGCACTCACGAACTATGGATTGCGCTGGCTTGGACGGCAACTCCACGTTACGATTCTGAACGAAAAGAAAGGATAAAAGGGATGAAAGCTGTACTTATTAGCATCCGCCAGGAGTGGTGTCAGAAGATTGTGAACGGGCAGAAGGCGATCGAGGTGCGCAAGACGCGCCCGAAGATGGATACGCCGTTTAAGTGCTACATTTACCGTTCGGTTCAGGGCGGTGTCATCGGCGAGTTTGTATGCGACAACATTTTTGAAAGAATCGTCAGAGTAGGAGGAAACTGTGAACCGCCGAAATATTGCATCTGCGATTGGAACATGGACTGCACACCCCTTGATACGCTTCTTGCGGATGCCTGCCTGACAAAAGACGAACTGGAGAAGTATCTGGACGGCGGCGTCGGCTACGGCTGGCACATTTCCGACCTCAGAATTTACGACCACCCGCGCGATCTGTGGGAGTTTACCGGCCTGCGGGAGACAAAATACGGATTGGCACCAGGACCGATTACCCGCCCGCCGCAGAGCTGGCGGTATGTGGAGGAAGAACTATGGAAAGATTGACAATCCCTGATGTGCGGGTAGATGAGCACACGACGCGCAGAAGCGTGATTGACGTACTCGCGGTGCGAGAGCACGCGATGGAGATCTACCACCAATTAAAAATCTACGAGGACATTGCCGAGTTGTGCGGCGGGTTTGACCGCCTCCGCGAGCTTGCCGAGGCCGACAAGGACGGGCGCGTCCTGATTCTGCCGTGCAAGCTGGGTACAAAAGTCTATCGAATCCGCTACGAAATCGCTGATTACCCGGACGAACCGAATCTGGAAATTGCAGACACATGGTTTACGCCGGAATATCGTGAGGACATCGGCAAGACCGTTTTTCTCACCCGCGAAGAAGCCGAGAAGGCTTTGCAGGAAATGGAGGGCGCGACATGACCAGAAAACGCGCAAGAAAGATCCTCATGTCTATCGGAACGAGCAGAAACCATGCAAACTGGGGGCTGACAGCAAAGCCGCGCTGGAAGACAAACGCCGGTGTGGTAGAGGATACGCTGACGATCACCCTGTACGCGAAGCTGCTGCGGGAAAGAATGGAGGGCAAGAAGGATGGCTGAACTGAAACCGTGCCCGTTTTGTGGCGGTGAAATTAGCCTTGTTCTGTGCGATGACGAAGGGAATCTACATGATGAGGCATATAGAGAACGTCCCTATAGTGGGCTTGGTTTTATGCTTCACCATGCTCACGAGGAAAACCAGGAATGCCCGATTGCAAGCTATGAATGTGATGGCGGGATTTTGGGTGGTGTGTATATTTACGACACGGAAGAACAAGCCGTTGAGGCATGGAACAGGAGGGTAAATGATGACTGATTACACCAAGCGCGCGGAGGCGCTGGCACCTGAGGAAAGAACGTTAGATTTTCCAGTAAAATACACTGAAATATGCGCGTTGTACCATTTTTGCGTCGATCTTGGAATCAAATGCACGATAGAGCGCCTGCACGACGGCTATGCAGTGCGTTTCCCGGACGGAAGTGACTTCGCACAGCATCATGGCACATATGGCGGGACGGAAGGATGCGTTGAACCGGCTATCGGGGACTCCGAATTTGACTATACTGCAGTCGGCTTGAACTTAGCGAAGGAGCTCGTGAAGAAACACAAAGGCAAATTGGAGGCCGACCATGCCTGACGAATACATCAGCCGCGAGGCGGCGCTGGCAGACTTTGAATCCTGCAACGCGGAAAATCAGAACTGGACACCCCAACGGGTGAAAACGCTTCTGCTTCGTCAGCGCACTGCCGATGCTGCGCCGATTGTGTATGGCGTATGGCTGGAGGAAGACGGCATGCAAATCTGCTCAAATTGCGGTGAAGAACACGAATGGGATGACTACCGTGCATCTTACTGCGAGGACTGCGGAGCAAAAATGAGGAGGATGAACGATGCTTGAAGGCTATATCAGCCGCGAAGCGGCGCTGAAAGCGGCCAATGAATGGGTAAGCGAGGCGTGCATGGCGCCCGTGATGCGGATAAGCCGGTTGTTTGATAAGTTGCAAAAAGTGCCCGCCGCCGACGTTGCGGAGGTGGTGAGGTGCAAGAACTGCAAGCATCGGACGGAATATGGAAACTGCGGGCATCCACGGCAAAAAGGTGTTTTTCCATCGGCATATCCATTCGATTTTTGCAGCTACGGCAAATATAAGACAAATACGGGAGGCGCGACCGAATGAGCGGGCTGCGGTTTGAATCAATGGCGGACATGCCGCCGCGGATGCGGGAGCTTTATGCACGGCAGCAGATGCCGGGGGCTGCCGCGGCGCCGAAGAAGGCCTCGAAGTATCACAGCGCGCCCGCCGAGCGCGGAGAGCTGCGCTTCGACAGCCAGAAGGAGGCGCGGCGGTACGACGAGCTGATGGTGATGCTCCGGGCTGGCATTATCTCCGATCTGCGCCTGCAGCAGCAGTTCACGCTGCAGGAATCTTATATGACAGAAACCGGAGAGCGGATCCGAGCGGTGCGGTACACGGCGGACTTTTCGTACAAATTCGGCGGCAAGCTCGTCGTCGAGGATGTGAAGTCCAAGCCGACGCGGACAAAGGAGTATCTGCGTAACCGGAAATTCATGCGATCAAAATTTGGAATCGACATACAGGAGATTTAAACATGCCGGAAGAAAAAAACGAGAGCAGCCCGCACGCAGTGTGCGGCCTGCCGAAAGGCGGAAACGCCTGCCAGTACGCAAAACTCGCACCGGATTTCTGCGAACGGTGCGGCTGGAATCCGGAGGAACAGGCGCGGCGCAAGGCGCTGCCGTTCAAAAAGAGCGAGGACGGCCTGCTGCACAAGGATATCAGCACCAAGGAATAGGCAATCAGCCGGGGAACCTTATTTTTTGGACATATGCCGCAGCCGCTTTGCCTTGAGACGGCTGCGGGGGGAACTTTCCTCGGCTTTGCACCCGGCGCACGGTAAAACCCTCAAGCCCGTGCGCCGGGGATAAAAAAAGCGCGTGTGGGACGTGCGCGCGAACGGAACCAGTCAACGTTACCCCACCGTCGGGTCGGCATCGCCTGACGGCATCGCTTGACTCCTTTTTATAAGCCGCCTGATGGCAGTCAAGGGCGGCTCGCCCGGAAATGCGCAGCGTTTGACAAGCGAGCGCGGCGCGCCGGTGCGCAGACGGTGAAAGCCCGTTCTGCCTACGGGGGCCGGAATACCGGCCCCCAGACGAAAGGGATGTGAACGCATGAAACAGGAATTAGTCAAGCTGATCTGCCCGCAGTGCGGGAAGGAATTTTACCGGACGCCGAGCTATCTGCGGCAGTACAGCACATACAAGCCGTGCTGCTCACCGAAATGCAGGAACGCAAACATCAAAGCAGTGCGGGCAGAAGGACACATACAATGCGGAGAGCGCATGCGCGCCGAAAACGGCGAGCTCCGCCTGCCGCACAGCCGGGTAAACATCCGCATCACAAAGCCGGTAGAGATCTATCCGGAGCTGAGCCCGGCCGTCGGGCAGACTTACCCGGCAGAAAAATACCGCCCGCCCACAAACACTAAGCGGTACGGCTATGTGATCCAGTCCGGAGGCAAACGCATCAATATCCGCGCCGATGAGTGCGTGGAAGTATGAAAGGAGCATTAAAATGGCAGAAATCATGGGAACTTTTGCGCACGACCTCGACAATTTTGTCGCCTACTACGAAAAGCTGAATTGGGATACCAGCTTCAGGGGCGAGGCATACCCGCCGCGCATCGTCATGGAGCAGTCCACGCCGCCGCTTTTCATAGTGGAGGACGGCCAAAAGAAACTGGTGCCAAATCCGACGATTCAGATTATTGGCCGCCCGGAGACTGAAGTTATTACGACCGGCAAGCTGCAGATCAGCAAGAAGGATTTCACAAATCTGTGCAACCGCGCCGCCGCGCTGCTGGAGCTGTTCCTGCACGGCTTTATGCAAGAGCGCAAGGAAATGGAGGCGGCGCAGGAATGACTGACACGGGGAAACTCTATTGGTCTGCGATCAAGACGTTCGGCGTGGATCTGCAGCTCGCGGTTGCCATCGAAGAAATGGCAGAGCTGACGAAGGAACTGTGCAAGGCGCAGCGGACGATATTTGCGGCGCGGACAGGTCTTGGGGTTGGACGGATCGATAACCTTGATGAGATCGCCGAGGAGATTGCAGACGTGCAGATCGTGCTGGAGGAGCTGGAGCAGCTGTATGGCGCCAAGAAAAAAGTGCAGAAAATCCGGCAGCAGAAACTCGCACGGCTGGAAATGCGGATCGAGAAAGCCAGAGAGGAGCGAGGTGACAATCGTGTTGATTGAGATTTTGAGCCTTGCCGCCGCGCTGGAGTGGATCGCGCTGGGCGTGCTGACATTTTTCAAGCTGCGCAGCATGAGACACCGCATGGACACACTGCTTGACGAAATGAAAGAGCGAATTGCAGATCTTGAATCCAGATGCGCGGCATTAGAAGTCAATGTGATTACTCTGCTGAGACAAATGAGCAGCACAAGCACCCGTTGAAACTGTGGCCGGAATCTCCGGCCACGCTTTGAGCGGGCAGAATGGAAGAGGAGTTGAGAACATGGCCAAAAGACACAAGCGCCGGTTATTTGCCGGGAAGGTATGCACACAGATCGTGTATACCGTATCTGATGGGGCAAATCCGAAGACCAGCAAGCCACGGAAGCTGCGTTTTCAGACGCGGGAGGAGCAGGACGAATTTAACGGCAAACTCTCGCTGGACCGTTTTATTGCGCTGATGAATGCCACCTTCTCACCCACAAGTCTGTACTCCACGCTGACGCTGGATGCAGAGAATGAGGTACATACCGCCGCCGAAATGCGCAAGGTGCGCGACAAGCTTGTGCGCCGGATGCAGTATCACTATCCAAAGGCAAAGATCGTTGTGGTTTACGGCAGAGGCAAAACAACCAATCGCTTCCATTTACATATGGTTACGGAAGGAATCCCGGAAGAAGCCATCGGAGAACTCTGGGGGCTTGGCAGCGTGATCGAGGTTCGACACCTGCGAAAGCACAATTTTTATATAGACGAGCAGGGCAACAAGGTTGACCACGGGCAGGACTACACGGCCCTTGCCAGCTACCTGCACGCGCATTGGAGAAAAGAATTCGGCGGCCACCGGTACAAGGCGACGCGAAATTGTATCCGCCCCGAGCCAGAGCCCGCGACGGAAGCCGTCCGGGACTACTCGCCAAAGCACCCGCCGGTAGCCCCGCGCGGCTATATCCTCGTAGAGTCCAGAAGCACGAAGTACGGCTATCTCTATTTTAAATATGTATACAACCCCAAAGAAGAGCGCAAGCGGACCGGGAGCCGCTTAAATTAAGCCTTGTAAATGTGTAGCGTTTCAGGGCGAAAGGAGCGATCAACATGAGCCAGAAAGGCAATAAGCACCCGCATGCAGAAAGAAAGCCGGTATGCACCCGGAAAGACTGCATCTGCTTCGACTGGCGCTGCGAGAATTGCTGCGCCAAGTATCGCCATATATCCGATTGCAAGGGCATAGAGCCAGAAAGGGACGGAGGATGCAGACCGTGAGCAGAAAGAACAGCGGGAAGAGAAGCACGCCTCCACCGCCCGGGTTCCCAGCGCAACTGCGGAAGCTGCGGGAGCGATACGGCATGTCACCGGAAGCACTAGGGGAATGCTGCGGCCTGTCCAGGAATATCATCCGCAAATACGAGCGGGGCGAACGCTGCCCATCCGTTGATTCCATGGTAAAAATAGCCGATTTCTTTGACGTCTCAACGGACAGCCTGATCGGGCGCCGAAAAAATTAAAGGTAAATCCCCCAGCTGGGGGATTATAGGCAAAAAGCCATGATAAAATATAAGCCACAGGGGCGGAGCATACCCGTCTCTGCTTTGGCATAAACAAAACCGGCGCAAAGGAGGCGGGGAGATGGGAAAGCCGAGAAAAATCAAAAGCGTAAAGGCTATGGAACGGGCAATAGACGCCTATTTCGCAAGCTGTGAAGGCACGCAGCGCCTCGATAAGCGCGGCAATCCCGTCTACGACAAGCACGGCCAGCCGGTTATTGTCGGAGCGAAGCCGCCGACCGTCACAGGGCTTGCGCTGGCGCTCGGACTGTCCGGGAGGAAGGTGCTGCTGGACTATCAGGGCCGGGAAGAATATCGTGACACGATTACGCGCGCGAAGGCCCGCTGCGAAGCCTATGCCGAGGCGCGGCTTTATGACAAAGACGGCTCGAACGGCGCAAAATTCAGCCTCGGATGCAACTTTGGCTGGGCATCTGAGGACGAGCGGCACGGAGACCCAGCTGCGTTTGCGGCGCTGATCTCCGCGATCACGGGCGGCAAGAACGATGCGCCTTAAAAATCTTTCCCGGAAGCAGAGGGAGATATTCGACTTCTGCAAGACGGACGAGACAACGCTGATCTGCGACGGATCCGTCCGATCCGGAAAGACGACGGTCATGACGCTGGCATTCCTGGCGTGGGCCATGCAGAACTACGACCGCACGAATTTCGCAATCTGCGGGAAGACTGTGCAGTCGGCGGAACGGAACATCCTTCGCCCGCTGATGGAGGTCGAAGGACTTGGAGCGGCGCTGGCGCTGTCCTACAAGGTTTCTACGCGCGTCCTGACAGTCCGCTGCGGCGCGCGGGTCAACTGGTTTTATCTCTTCGGCGGCAAAGACGAAAGCTCGTATATGCTCATCCAGGGCATTACGCTCGCGGGCGTTTTATTCGACGAGGTTGCACTGATGCCGCAGTCATTTGTGGAGCAGGCAACAGCCCGCGCGATTTCATTCGAGAACCCGAAATATTTTCTGAACTGCAACCCGGAAAGCCCAGCGAACTGGGTGTACAAAAAATACATCGAGCAGCCGCCCGCAGGCACGCGGCACCTACACTTCCTGCTGGAAGATAACCCGATCCTGACACCGCAGATGATCGAGCGGACAAAGGCGATGTATTCCGGCATTTTTTACGACCGGTACATTCTCGGCCTCTGGAGAATCGCCGAGGGTCTGGTTTACCCGATGTTTGATGGGGCCAGAAACATCACGAGTGAGCGGGGCGGGCCGGGGCGGTACTGGATCTCATCGGACTACGGCACACAGAACCCTACCGTCTTTGCATTGTGGCGGGAATATGGCGGCAAGGCCGTCATGGAGAAAGAATATTACCACAGCGGGCGCGAGAGCGGGCGGCAGAAGACTGACGAAGAATATTATCAGGATTTAGAGGCATTCGCGGACGGATACCGCATTGAGCGTGTCGTGCTCGACCCATCGGCAGCGTCCTTTGCCGAGTGCATCCGGCGGCACGGAAAGTTTTCTGTATGGAAAGCAAACAACGCCGTGCTGGACGGCATTCGCTTCACGGGGGCCTGCATCAAAAGCGGCATAATCAAATTCCATGAGAGTTGCAAAAACGCGTTTCGGGAATTTGGCCTTTATAGCTGGGACAAAAACGCAGGCGAAGACCGCGTGATAAAAGAAAACGACCACGTGTGCGATAGTATCCGCTATTTTTGCATGACCGTTTTGAGGAGAGAAATCAAGAAATGAACCTTTTGACAAACATTCGAGGGTGGTTCCGGAATATGCTTTTCCCGCAGGCGGTGGCCGAGCGGGAATTTGGCGCATCTCCGGCGGTCAGCCAGAAGATGGAGCAGAATATAAGCCTCTGGTACGCGATGTTTACCGGAAATCCGCCCTGGCAGACGTGCGATGTTACTGCTGTCGGACTTCCGGCAGCGATCTGCCGGGAGATTGCACGACCGACGCTGGCCGAGCTGACGGCCAACATCACCGGCAGCGCCCGGGCGGATTATCTGAAAGAGTGCTTTGAGCGGGCGGAAGAGAATTTCCACAGCGCCTTAGAGCTGGGACTTGCGCTCGGCGGTGTGGCATTTAAGCCGTATATCTACGGCGAGCAGCTGCTGGTCGACGTGACCGGCGCGGCGGCATTCCAGCCGACGAAATTTGATCCTGCCGGGCGCTGCATTGGCGGCATCTTCCGGGATAAGCCCGCGAAGGTGGGCAGGAAATATTATATCCGCCTCGAATCGCACGAGCTGGACGGCACGACATACACGATCCGCAATAAAGCGTATTACAGCGACGCTTCCGGCACAGTCGGCGCAGAAGCGCCCCTGAACGCCGTCCCGGAATGGGCGGACATTCAGCCGGAGATCGCGATCCAGAATATGAGCGGGCCGCTCTTCGCGTACTTCCGCCCGCCTGCGGCCAACACAACGGACGCAAACAGCCCCTGCGGAATGTCCGTCTACGGAGACGCGGCTACGGTGCAGCTTATCAAGCAGGCCGACGAGCAGTGGGAGCGCCTGCGCTGGGAATACCGCTCCAGCGAGCGCAAAGTCCTGATGGACGGCACGAGCTCGACTGCGGACATGTTCAACAAGCGCATGTTCGAGCTTGGGCCGTTCTCCACGTCCGGCGAATTCTTTCAGTACATCGAGCCGCAGATCCGCGACGAGGCGATTTACCGAGGCTTCCAGAACACACTCCGCCGCATCGAGTTTAACGTCGGGCTGGCCTATGGCGATATCTCTGATCCGCAGACCGTCGAGAAGACCGCGACGGAGATCCGCAACAGCAAGCAGCGCAAATATGTGCTGATCGACAGCATTCAGACGGCGCTTGAACATACGTTTGACAGCCTGCTCTACGCGCTCGATACATACGCGACGCTCTACAACCTCGCGCCTGCCGGGACGTACAGCACTGATTACAGCTGGGGCGATTCCATCCTTGACGACGCTGAGAAGAAGGAACAAGAGCGGGCAAACGACCGGCTTGACCTCGCTGATGGAATTCTGAACCACTGGGAATACCGCGCAAAATGGTACGGCGAGGACGAAGCGACTGCAAAGGCAATGCTGCCGAAAGCGCAGGACATGGTAGACGAGAATGCGCCGACTGAGATCGAATGAGAAAAGCCAAGTACCCGTTCAAACCCGAACTGCTCGATGCCCTCCCGGAAGAACTCGCAGAGTCGTTCCGGGCATTGGAAGATACTCTGCTGGATGAAGTCTGCTCCCGGCTTAAAATTGCCGATCAGCTGAACGAAGTCACGGTACAGGATATCCGGGCGCTGCGGTCGCACGGCATTGATCTCAAAAAGATCAGAAAGGCGATCCAGAAGACGGCAGACGTCAGCGAAGAGAAGCTGAACAAGCTGCTCGACGACGTTGTGGAGCGTAACCAGCGCTATTACAACGACCTCATTACGCTGGCCGACGTGACAAAGCCTGATAGGCTGGTAGACGCTTCCGATATCGATGCGATCCGCAGGCAGACGCTCGGCGAATTCCGCAACCTGACGCAATCCTTGGGGTTCCTGGTCGACAACGGCCAGAAGATGCTTCCGCCCGCGCAGGCTTACCAACACGCCTTAGACGCGGCTACGATGAAGATACAGAGCGGCGCAATTTCTTACAATGCAGCAATCCAACAAAGCATCCGGGAACTGGCTGAGAGCGGGATCAAGACGGTCGATTATTCGAGCGGCCATGTAGACCAGATAGACGTAGCGGCCAGACGGGCCGTTATGACGGGAATAAATGCGATAAACCAGAAATACGCGATACAGTCTATGGAATACCTAGAGACAGACCTTGTGGAAGTGTCAGCGCACTACGGCGCACGAAATGTGCCGGGGCCGAACGGCTGGGAAGCCCATTCAGAATGGCAGGGGCGCGTGTTCCATTGGGACAAACAAGTTTGAAACAAACGGATAGCCCGACGGGGTGAAAAGCGGCCTGCCTTACCGTCTTCCGTTTGTTCAAAATAAGGCGGTTACGAAAGGCGGTAATTATGGGAGCAATCCTAGATTTAACAGGGAAAAGGTTTGGGAGTTTAACGGCAGTTAGATACGTCGGAAAACGCGGCGGGAAAAGCATTTGGGAGTGTAAATGTGATTGCGGAGGAAAAACGGAATCAAGTACCTCGAATTTAAACAGAGGGCTAAGTACAAGCTGCGGTTGCAAAAGGAAAAAGACGTGCAGTGATAGAATGAAAAGAATCAATTACAAGCACGGGGGAACGAACACTCGACTTTTTAGGATATGGAGCGGGATTAAGACAAGGTGCTTTGATGAAAATGCACCAGAATACAAGAACTATGGTGGCCGCGGGATTACACTGCATGATTTATGGAAAGCGGATTTTTCTGAATTCCAAAAGTGGGCGGCGGAAAGTGGGTACAATGACACGCTGACCATCGACAGAATTGACGTAAACGGAAACTATGAACCGGGGAATTGCCGATGGGTGACGATGAAAGAGCAGGCCAACAATAAGCGGACGAATAGATTTATAAGCTTCAACGGGGAAACACATTCCGTATCCGAATGGGAGCAGCTAAAAGGTGCGCCAAGGGATTCTATTCGACGGAGGCTAAATGCTGGGTGGAGCATAGAAAGAGCCTTAACAGAGCCGCCGCATAAATGCAGAAAGAAGGTGGGTTGATGAATGACGCCAATTATCCGGATTTTGTATCAAGCTGCGGCTATGGTAGTGTAACCGGTATCGGCGGCGCTTAGCCAACTGCCGACACACCTTCCATCCCTTCATAGACGGCGTTATGGAACGCACATACACAGACGCCGATCTGGAAGACATGAAACCAGAGAATCACAAGTTTGCATTCGACGGGAAGGAATACGACCAATATAGCGCCAGTCAGATGCAAAGACGGCTCGAACGGTCGATTCGCAAGCAGAAGCGTTTGAAAAACGCCTATAAAGCCTCCGGACTTAAGGACGAAGAGACTGCCGCCGCAGCAAAGCTGCGCCGCCTGAACACGAAATACCATGATTTCAGCAATGCCGCAGGGCTGCCGGAGCAGCCGGAGCGGACAAGGATTCTGTACACAGACGCAAAATCCGAGGCTGCGGCCAGTGCGGCGAAAGCAGCAAAACCGATCACAAGGCTGCAAGAAACGCTGGACGTGAAAACGGAGATTGTGAACGGCGTTGTCCCGAAGGGATCAGAAATTGGCTCTATTCGAGAAATAGCTGGCGGAGATTCCGGGAAACAGTTGAAAGTTGCGAGTTTCCTTTCTGAAAACTACGGCGGGGAACCGTTGCAATGGCGGAAAATGGGCGGTATAATACAAACAGACAATTTCCGATATGATGTTCACTGGTTTGAGCAAAATGGGAAGCACTTTGAAGAAAAGCTGAAAGGGGTGAAGAGAAAATGAAGGTGAGATATAAAGGGCCGACGTTCGGCGGCGGTTTTCTCGGGCTGACGGATGGAAAAACCTATGAATGCGTGGGGGTCGAATATGATCTGCTCCGCATCATAGATGATGAGGGCGAGGACTACCTTTATTCCGCTTCAGCCCCTGCGCCGCTCAACGGAAAAACCAAGCCAGGCAAATGGGAAGTGGTAGAAGATGACGAGCGGGGAACGCTTTCAAGGCTGATTTCTAAGGAGAACGCATGATCGACGAAAAACTGAAAGCCGCCATCGAGCGGGCGCTTGCCGCCGGATTCCGCGTCCAACTGAAGCGCATGAAGGATGGAACAGTCAAGGCGCAGATCATCAAGGCGGAAGAGCTGAAAAAATAATACAGATACCGCAGCGCAATCGAGCGCGCGGAATGGCACGATGAGCCAACCTGTAAGGTTTTCATACAGGTTGGCTCTTTTTGTTTTATCAAATCTTGACCGGCCCGAAGTCGCTAAACTACGGGGCAGCAGCGGACGCGACCCGCGAGAACAAAGCGAAGCTGTGAAGGAGAACCCATGAAGCGAGATTTTTTGGAAGGACTGGGGCTCGATAAGGATACCGTCGACAAGATCCTTGACGAGAACAGCCGCGACATCGGCCGGGAGAAGCAAAAAGCGGATCAGGCCAAGGAAGACCTGAACGCCGCCCGGCAGCAGCTGGCCGACCGCGACAAGGACATCGAAGACCTGCGGAAGTCCAGCGGGGACGCCGAGAGCGTCCGCAAGCAGCTCGAAGACCTTCAGGGCCGGTACACCAAGGAAACCGAGGATTACAAGGCGCAGCTGGCAAGCCGGGACTACGCCGACGCTATGAACCGCGCGATCACGGCAAAGGGCGTCAAGTTTTCCTCCAAGGCCGCCGAGAAAGCCTACCTTGCCGACCTCAAGGAAAAGCACCTTGAACTGAAGGACGGCGAGCTGACTGGCTTCGACGAGTGGCACAAGGCCCAGCTCGAAGCAGACCCGACCGCGTTCCAGTCCGACAAGCCCGCGCCTACATTCGTCAAGCCTGTCGGCCAGGGCGGCGCACCGGCGGCAAAGAGCAAGGGCGCAATGTACGCGCAGCAGTTCAACGCGCAGTTTGCGCAGACACCAAACAAGGAGTGATTTGAAAAATGTCTATCGTTGTAAACACAAAAGCAGAAGTCAGACCGAACTTCCTCGAAAGCGAAGTCGGCCTCGTTCTGAAAACCCGCGAGATCCCCGCGTCGATGGGCGTACAGGACGGCAAATACAAGATCGTCAAGGCCGGTACGCCGTTTCCGTCCGACAACTCGAACGCCGTCGGCATCGTGTTTGAGGATATCGATGTGACGGACGGCAATATGCCCGGCTCCGTGATGGTCGCGGGCCGTGTGCTGGCAGACCGCCTGTCGCTGGCCTCCGCAGCAAAGACCGCGCTGTCCGGCAAGGGCTTCACATTTGTTGACGCGCCGGAGATCACGCGCGGCTATACCGTGACCTACGACAAAAACGACGGCAGCGGCACGCCGCCCGTCGACGAGAACGTCTACACAGAGGGCTCCTATGCCGACGTCTCGACCGAATACCCGTTGACCAAGAGCGGCAACACCCAGACCGGCTGGAGCACGTCTAAGGGCGGCGCTGCCGTCTCCAAGGTCGAAATGACCGGCAATGTGACCCTGTACCCCGTGTGGACTACGGCCTAAAGAAGGAGGAAAAACACCATGCCTGACATTCTTGAACTGATTTCCGACGCTGACCGTCTGGATTTCTCGCAGAACATTTCCGTCGCGCGCCCGGCCTACCTCGGAGACCGGCTGTTCCCGGATCAGAAAACCGAAAGCCTCAAGGCCGAGTACCTGCGCCTCGCAAACGGCGCACAGATCCCCACGATGGCGACCGTCCACGCCTTTGACACCGAGGCAGAGATCGCCACGCGCCCCGCGCTCGAAAAGACCGAGGTTGAAAAGCTGTTTATCAAGCGCAAGATCAACCAGTCCGAGCGGGTGCAGCTGCTCAACGAAAACGGCGTATACGCTGACAACGCCATTGTGAGCTACGTCTTCGACGATATGCGCCTGATGGCCGATGCGGTCAAGGTCAGAACCGAGGTCGCAAAAATGGAAGTTATCGCGACCGGCAAGATGACCATCAAGGAAAACAATCTCAACATGACCGTCGATTACGGCGTTCCGTCCGCAAACATCGGCTTCAAGATCGACTTCGGCGCAGACGCTGATATCATCGGCCAGCTTCAGGCCATCGCAGATCAGGCGGCGGCATCCGGCCACGCGCTGAGCGAAATGGTCGTCGGTACGAAGATCCTGCGCAAGCTCGCGTCCAACAAGGGCATTCAGACCCTCGTGTACGGCACGGTCGGCGCTGGTACATACGTCACCACCGAGAAGCTGCGCAGCCTCTTTACCGAGCTGTTCGGATTCGGCCAGATCACGACCAACGACCAGCGCTATAAGGCGCAGTCCGCAAACGGCGCGGAAAAGACGTATCGCTTCTTCCCAGAGGACAAGGTTGCATTCCTGTCCAATGGTACGGCCAATTCCTTCGGCGTTGGCCTGTGGGGCGTGACGCCAGAAGAAAAGGGCTATGGTCCGTACACCGACAAGAGTGCACAGCAGTATATCACCATTACCCAGTGGGAAACGCCAGACCCGAAGACCACCTGGACGAAGGCAAGCGGCTTGTTTATCCCGGTCGTGCCCGATCCTTACGGCCTGTTCATCGGCGCAGACGTCAGCAAGTAAAATCGAGCCTCCGCGCCTGCATGACGGGTGCGGAGGCTGACCGGAAGGAGGGCGCAGCATGATCTACGCCGATTATGAGTATTACGCGACTGTGTACCGCGGGACGGCGCTGGATGAAGAGCAATTCTGCGGCCTCGCCCGCAAGGCATCGGCTTATGTCGATTACATCACCATGAGCCGCGCGCGCTCCGCCGCCGGGGATAAACTCGAAGCCGTCCAGAACTGCGTCTGTGCGCTGGCCGAGCTGGAGCAGGACGCCGGAAAGCTGGACAGCCTCGTCTACACGACCGACCGGCCCGTGTCAAGCGAGACGGTCGGCGGCTGGTCACGCAGCTTTGGTTCACGAAACCTGTCCCAGGCAGATATGCAGCGGACAGAGACGCGCCGCCGTGAGATCGTGCTGGCGTACCTCGGGCCGACCGGATTACTCAAAGCAAGGGGGTATGGGCCGTGTCCATGTTCCCCCACACCGTAACCATCTACAACGTCTCGCAGGAGACAGACCAGGCGACGTTCAAGGATGTGGAGAAGACCTATATCACAGTCATGCGCGGCGTTCTGCTGGAAGCCTCCAAGGCGGCCAACGTCCGCCAGAGCGGGCTTGAAGGCGCGGACGCAGTGAATCTGTATATCCCGTTCTCCACGCCCGCTGTGGATGGCGTGACGGGCGCAGAAAAGCGCTACGTCGGCCCGCAGGAATTCTGGCGGGCAGCCGATAAAAGCGGCCTGTGGACGCTTTCCACGGACGGCAACGGCGGCACGACCTTTTTTATCAAAGGTGAAGTCGTAGAGCCGGACAAAACCGAGCAGACGCTAGAAATGCTCTATGACGACGTTTACAAGGTTACGAAGGTCGACCGGAAGGACTACGGCAGCGCCGACATGAGACACTTTGAGGTCGGAGGAGCCTGATATGCTGAAATTCAGCGTAAAAGCAGACGGATTTGACGAACTGCATGAGGCAATCACAACAGCATGCACCAAAGCGGAGCACGCTGTTGCACTTCAGGCAAGAAAGGACACGGCCCCATATGTACCGTTCCTGACCGGCTCCCTCGACCGCAGAACACAGGTCGAGGGAAACGCGATTATCTACCCCGGCCCATACGCGCGGTTCCTGTACTACGGAAAAGTCATGGTAGACCCGGAGACCGGAAGCACCTACGCGCCGAAAGGCGGGACAAAGGTACTGACCGAAAAAAATCTTGTGTTCAACACGTCAGGACACAATCAGGCGCAATCGCATTGGTTCGAGGCGTCAAAGGCTGAAAATCTTGATAAATGGCTTCGTGTAGCGGACAAGGCGGTGAAGAATGGACTCTGAAAAGCAAAAAAGGCTGGTATCTGCGGAGGAAGAACAGGATATCTCCCGAAAGATGATGATCTGGGCAAATTCCTTCTCGGACGACGACATACCGGCCGCAACGATTAATTATGAATTCCTCGCCGCCGACTCGGCGAGTATGGCCCTGTCCACCATTCAGGGCGCGTACATCACACGAAAATTCATCCTCGGAGGGCACGAGGCGGAATATCAATTCAAGATCATCGCCCGCATCAAGCCCGGAAACAGCAACGACAAGCGCCTGAAATGCGACGCCATGCTGAACCGCTTCGGGGATTGGGCCATGCAGAACCCGCCGGATTTGGGCGACGGGATGCGCGTCCGGCGCATGGAAGCTGTCAGCCGCTCGGCCCTGTTCGCCCGGTATGAGGACGGCACAGAGGATCATCAAATTCTAATGAAACTGACATATGAGGTGATTTAACTATGGCAAATAAATACACAATCGCGGCAAAAAACGGCGAGAGCGCAGTCCGTGAAATGCTGATTACCGCTCTGGACACCAGCGACAGCACCACATCGAAGTGGTCGGCGATGGGCGTCAAGGTGACGGAGAGCTCCATCAACTACGATTGGGGGCAGGAAACGAAGAAGGACATTCTGGGGCACGTGTACACGAACGCACAGACACCAGAAATGACACAGAGCTTTTCCGGCAGTGAGATTGTAGGCGGTGACGACGTGATGAACCATCTGCTCAATCTTGCAGTCGTGGAGAAGGACCATGCCGCTCTGGTAAATCAGAAATGCCTGATCATCCACACATACCTGCAGGACTCCGCAGGGAAGTCGTTTGCAGAGCAGTATGACGCCTGCGCGGTGCTCGTCACGACAGACGGAGGCGAGGGCGGCGGCGTTCTTGCTTCGGACATTGAAGTGACATACGGCGGAAACAGGACAACAGGAACCGCAGCGCGCGGTTCGGATGGAGCCATCACGTTCACGCCGGATTCGGATTAAGGAGGCTGCATAAATGCCTGAAATCAAATTTGAAACCGGTATCGTATCGTTCAAGCTGAACGACGCGGCGGAAGTTTACTTCAACCCGACGGACAGCGCGTTTGTTGAACAGATCTTCAACACGTTTGACGAACTGGACGGGAAGCAGGAGGCGTATAAGGCCGAGATTGACCGCTGCGCTGACAAGAAAGAGATCTTCGCAATCGCCCGCCACCGCGACGCGGAAATGCGGGACATGATCGACAATCTGTTTGCAAAGCCTGTATGCACGGCGCTTTTCGGCAGCATGAACGTCTACGCGCTGGCTGACGGCCTGCCGGTCTGGTGCAATCTCATGCTGGCCGTAATCGACCAGATCGACACGAGCTTCGCGGAAGAACAGCGAAAAACCAACCCGAGAATTGCGAAATATACGGCAAAATGGAAAAAGTGATCTGGGCGCTGCCGACCACGGTCGAAGTGAACGGCACAACGTATCCGATCCAATCCGATTACCGCGCGATTCTTGATATCCTCGTAGCCCTGACCGACAGGGAGCTGGACGAGCGGGACAAGGCGGAAGCGGCGCTGACCATCTTCTATCCCGGCTTCGACGAAATGCCCGTCAGCGACTATCAGGAAGCCCTGAACCAGTGCTTCCGCTTCATCGACCACGGGCAGGAGAACCGGGAAAAGAGAAAACAGCCAGAGATCATGTCATGGACGCAGGACTTCGACCTCTATATTGCGCCCATCAACCGAATCGCGGGCTGCGAGGTCAGGGCGCTGGAATACCTGCATTGGTATTCGTTTCTAGCGTACTATCAAGAAATCGGAGATTGCCTATATGCACAGGTGGTTTCCATCCGCGATAAAAAGGCCAGAGGGAAGAGCCTCGACAAACAGGAGAGGGATTTCTACCGGCGCAACCGGGATATTGTCGATCTGAAGACGACATACTCGGAGGCCGAAGCCGACCTACTTGCCGCATGGGGCGTCGGGGCAAAAAACAGCCGCCCCTAACCGGGGCGGCAGCGAGAAAAACTTATTTTTTATACTCGAAAATGATTTCGCTACCCCAGAAGCTTGGAGAGAATCGAATCTCGATCTCACTCCAATCCTGCGGCGCTTCATATCCGACGACACCTTTCATTTTCTTCCCGGCGGCAATCGTGCCGTCAAGCTGCGGCTCGTCGGAACTCATCATGGCGGTGAGGCTGAGGCTGGTTGTATAGCCATCAATGTAGCTTTCGAATGAAAGCATGGTGCTGGACGCAATATCGCGGGATGAATTGTTTTCGATCTCGAATTCGCACAGAATAAAGACCTTTCCATCATCCGGCGAGACGTAATTTTGGCCGGAATTCTCGGTAACACTGAGCAGCGTGACCGTCACGTCGTCCAGAACGACCTGATCCCCAACGTCAAATGTTTCGAGGCTGGAATCAGTCTGCTGTTGTGGTTGCTGCGAAGAAGAACTTGATTCCCCAACCTTTTCGGGCTTGGAAGACGACCCGCAGGAAGCAAAGGCCGCACCGATAAAGACAGCGAGGCAAAGAAACACAATCAAGGCAGTCAGGCAACCGCTGGGACGTTTCGCCTGCTTCTTGGTTTTTAGCCCGCCAACAACGTCAACGCGGTTCGAGGCGTTGATTTTGATGGTAAAAAAAGCATTCTGCTGCCCTTCGGCAATAACAAAGGATATGGTTTTATCCAGACGGCGATACCGGTAAAAAGAAAGTTCGTGCTGGCCCGGAGCGGCCACAGCTCGAAGTTCTTCACTGTTTTTCAGCGTGCCGACATCACAGCCATCCAATGCAACGCCGACGGTCAGGCCAGAACCGTAAAAAGAATTGTCCCGGCTAATTTGGATAATGCAATCACTCATATTTCTTCCCTCCTTACTTGGAAGATAACACAAATAATGACAAAAATCAACCGAAAAGGTGGCGAAAATATGGCAGATGGGAAAATTGTGGTCACCGTCGACGCGGACGCGAAAAAGGCACAGAAAGAGCTGGATACGCTGTCTGCGAAAATCGACAAGATGGAAGCAAAGCTGAACGAGGACACCGGAACGCAGAGCGGGCTTAAAAAGGAGCTGGACGCTGCGCTTCAGTCCGCAAAGCAGACGGAAGACGCGCTGAAATCGCTCCGCTCGGAGGCTGACCGCCTAAAGGGCATCACGTCCGGAAGCGCTTCGGCTAATCCAGCGGAGTACATAGACGCTTATTCTCGACAGGCGGAGGTTGCTGCGCAGATCAAAGAGCAGGAACAGCTTCTGGCGCAGCAAAACAAAACGGCGGAAAGCCTTGGGAATCAATACGCAAAGATCACCGACAAGGTAATAAACCAGACTGCTGCGCTTGACGCCGCAAAGACTAAAGCTGGAGAATTGGTGCAGCAGATCACAAATGCAAGTGGAGCCTCGGCTAAAATGGCGGAGGCATCGGCAAGAGTCGAAAAAAGCATGGATAAGTTCGGACGCAGGCTCGGGAACCTGTTTAATCGTGCGCTGGTTTTCACAGTCATTTCCCGCGGCCTTTCACAACTGCGCAGCTGGATCGGAAAAACGATCATGAAAAGCGACGAAGCACGCGCGGCAGTTGCAAAGCTGAAGGGCGCTCTGCTCACGCTTGCGCAGCCGATTATGAAGGTGGTTATTCCGGCTTTTGTCCTGCTCGTGAACGTACTGACCAGAATCGTAAACGCACTTGCAACACTGGTTTCAAAGCTGTTCGGAACGTCGTTTTCAAAATCTGCGTCGGAAGCCGCTGCGGCATACGGAGAAGAAGCGGAAGCAATCTCTGGAGTTGGAGATGCGGCAGAAAAAGCCGGCAAAAGCATGGCGTCATTTGATGAAATCAATCAGCTTTCAGGAGATTCCGGAACTGGTGGCAGCGCCGGAGCGGGCGGCGGAATTGGCGCTGATACCATAGCGCCTGATTTCGGCGCCATGGTAAAGGATCAGCTGACATCAATCACAGAATTATTTGCAGGAGCGGCGCTTCTTGCGCTTGGCGCGATCCTCACATTCAGCGGTGCGAACATTCCACTTGGCATAGCGCTGATGGCGCTTGGTGCATTGGCGGTGTGGGATGTGGTAAGCAATCACTGGGGCGAAATTGCAGAAATCCTGCAAGGACAAGTCGGACTTATTACGGCGATCGTAAGCACTGCCTTGCTTGCAATCGGCGCAATCCTTGTATTTTCTGGCGCGAACATTCCACTTGGCCTTGGATTGATGATTGCCGGGGCAATCGGCCTTGCGGCAACTGTAGCGGCAAACTGGGGCGCAATCACGGAAGCGCTGCAAGGCCCAATCGGTGCTATTACAGCAATCGTCAGCGGCGCATTATTTGTGGTAGGCGCAATTTTGGCATTCAGCGGCGCAAACATCCCTCTCGGCATCGGGCTTATGGTCGCAGGAGCAGCAGGGCTTGCTGCGGTAGCGGCTGTAAACTGGAATACGATCACAGAGGCTCTGCGAGGGCCCATCGGTGGTATTGTGGCAATCGTGGGAGCGGCACTGCTTGCGCTTGGCGCAATCCTCGCATTCAGCGGTGCAAATCTGCCGCTTGGCATTGGACTGATGGTCGCCGGAGCGGCAGGACTCGCTGCAACATCTGCTATTAACTGGGATACGATTAAAGCAAAGCTACAAGGGCCGATAGGAAAGATTACCGCGATTGTCAGCGCGGCGCTGCTTGCGATCGGTGCGATCCTTGCGTTTACGGGCGCAAATATCCCACTTGGCGTTGGATTGATGGCCGCAGGCGCAATCGGATTGGCAGCAACGGCGGCCGTCAACTGGAATACAATTCAGGGGAAAATGCAGGGGCCGCTTGGCAAAATTACAGCAATCGTCGGCGGCGCACTTCTCGCACTCGGCGCGGTTCTTTTATTTACGGGCGCTGGAATTCCTCTTGGACTTGGGCTTCTTGCGGCTGGCGGCGTAAGCTTGGCGGCTGCTATTGCTCCGAACTGGAATTTCATAACCGAGAAACTTAAAGATTGCTGGGGCAAAATCAAAGATTTCTGGAAGAAGAACATTGCACCGGTATTTACAGGCGAATGGTGGGCCAATCTTGCAAAAAACGCCATGAATGGTCTGATTGCCCAAATCGAGAATGGAATCAACAGTGCGTTGGGCGGATTGGGCGGACTCGTGAACGGCGCAATTAGACTGCTGAATAAAGTCCCGGGCGTGGACCTTGGGACTGTAAGCTGGGGGAACGTCCAGCTCCCCCGTCTCGCCTCCGGCGCGGTCATCCCGCCGAACCGGGAATTTATGGCCGTTCTTGGCGACCAAAAGAGCGGGACGAACATCGAGACGCCGCTTTCCACGATGGTCCAGGCGTTCAAGCAGGCCATGAACGAAACCGGCGGAGTGGGCGCGCGGCAAATGACCGTTGTGCTGCAGCTTGACAGGCGGGAACTCGGCCGCGCGGTGTACCAACTCAACAATGAGGAGTCGCAGCGCGTCGGTGTCCGGCTCGCGGGGGTGAAAGCATGAGAAGCGCACTGAGCCTTGACGGCAAGCCGTATTACAATCTGCACGTCGTAGATCTCAAACGTTCGTTTTCCGTCCTCGATGGCGACAACGCTGGGCGCGTTATGACCGGAGCAATGACCAGAGATATCATCGGCACATACTACAACTACAGTCTGGAAATTGATCCCGTATCGTCAGACCCGGAAGAATATGATGAGTTTTATGAAAACATTTCCGCCCCGGTAAACAGTCACGTCCTCACAGTCCCATACGCACAGGGGACCCTGACATTTGACGCTTACGTTGCAAACGGAGAGGACGGCCTCTCCGGAAGCTATGACGGGCGCAATGAATGGGGTGGATTGACGATTAATTTTGTCGCCATGAAACCCAAGAGGACGCCAACATGAGCGTACGCGTGATTTATGAGGACGTTGCCGTTGGCGCAGCAGCGGCGGCGAATGTGGAAAGCACGGCCGCGCAGCCATTTTCTGATCTTTCAGAACTTCCGTATGGAACGGAGACGGTGATCGCTGCCACAAACGAATTGAATCAATGGGTGCTGGATGGCTCCCGCCCACTGCTCACAAACGAGCGGGCGGCATTCTGGTCTTCCACGCCAAGTAAAGCCGACTGCACGTTCGATACAAACCCAACGCTGACAATCACGCTGAACGGCACGTTCACGACCTCCGGTATCTTCCTCTATTTTGACGGCGGGACAGGAGACTATTGCAGTGCGCTGACCATGACGTGGTACAACGGTACAACGATTGTTGCGACGCAGGGGTTCGAGCCGACCGGACAGAAGTATTTCTGTGCGAAGCCTGTCTCGGGTTACAACAAGCTCGTGATCGAACTGAAGAAGACAAGCCTGCCGTACCGCTACGCAAAACTCCGCCAGATCTTCTTCGGCATTGTTCGGGAGTTTGAGCGGGAGGATCTGCGCAGCGTCAACGTCACAGAGGGCGTCAGCGTGATCTCCGACGACGTAGAGATCAACACGCTGGATTTCACGCTCGACAATTCAGACGATATTGACTTTATTTTTCAAGAAAAGCAGCCCGTCAGCGCCTACGACGGCGCAAAGCTGATCGGCGTATTCTACATCAAGAGCTCGTCCCGGTCGAGCGAGCGGCTCTATGATATCTCCTGCCAGGACGCGCTCGGCATTCTGGACGATGAACCGTTTTCCGCAGCGGTCTACAGCGGAAAAAACGCGAAGGAGCTGATAAGCTCGATCCTCGGCGCGCATTTCACGCTGGATTTCGACGCGGCGCTGGAAAGCGAGACCGTTACCGGCTACATCCCGGACTGCACGAAACGAGAAGCGCTGCAACAGATCGTTTTCGCGCTTCGTGCGACCATCGACACAAGCGCGTCGCGTGGCGTGCGCGTCCGGAGGCTCACAGCAGCCTATCCTGCCACGATCCCGCTTGACCGGACATACACGGGCGGCAGCGTGGAAACGGCGGCAGTGGTCACGGAGATCCGCGTGACGGCACACAGCTATTCGACGTCCGGAAGCGGGGAGAGCGTGGAGGTCGGCGGTACGACCTACTATCACACGACGTCGGTCACGTCCAAAACCAACCCGAACGCCACGACGCAGACCAAGCCGAACGTCATCGAGGTACGCGACGCTACGCTGGTCAACAGCGACAACGTTGCCGCCGTCGCGCAGCACGTCTTTGACTACTATATGCGCCGTCAGACGCACAGTGTCAAAATTGTCATGGACAAGGAAGCCCCGGGCGATTATGTGCAGACCACAACGCCGTGGGGCACAAAGATCACCGGCACGATCACCAGTATGGACATTCGCCTCAGCGGAATCGCGGCGGCAGAATGCAAGATTATCGGCACATAGAACGGAGGTGCGGCATTTGGTACAGGGAGATTCGTATAACCTTAGTGTTACCATCAAGAATAAAGGGCAGCCGCTGGACATTGCAAGCGTTGAAAAGGTGGAGATTTCTCTGCTTTATCTGCAAAAGAGCTATCCGGGAGAGATCGGATACGAGGACGGAAAGTTTCTGTTTCCCCTCACCCAGCAGGAGACCTTTCGGCTCCCGAAGCTCGGGCAGATGCAGGTGCGCGTGAAATTCAAGAGTGGTGACGTGATTGGCTCGGAGATCAAGCAGATCGACGTTGCGCACGCGCTTTCAAAGGCGGTGTTGTGATGGGCGGAATTGAATTTGAACTCAAGAACCGCGATCCGGTTGACGTTTCCTTTAACGTTTCCGTGCGTGCTGGCGGCGGCTCCGGCGGCGGCTACAACATCGGCCCCGGCCTGAAGCTGGACGCCGAAACGAACACCCTGTCCGTCGATACGGCGGATGCCGTCGAAAAGGACAACACCAAGCCCGTAACCTCCGCCGCCGTGTATACGGAGGTCGGCAACATCAACGCGCTGCTTGCGACGATTTAAGGAGAGGATTTTATGAGCACACAAACCGAAATTACCAGACTACAGACTGCGCGGAACAAGCTGCGCACATGGCTCGTCGGCCTCGGCCTTGCCGCGAGCACGGACAAGCTCGACGCGCTGGCCGACAAGGCATCGGCCATCAAAAATCAGGGCGCGGTTGACGCCAACGTCAAGGAGGGCGAGTCCTACACCATCCCCGCGGGCTATCACAACGGCTCCGGCACGGTCAAGGGCGTCTCCGGCGGCGGCAACTACAACCTGCAGGCCAAATCCGTCACGCCGACGAAGGAGCAGCAGTCCGTCACACCAGATCAGGGCTATTACGGCCTGTCCGGCGTGACCGTCGGCGCGATCCCGGAAAACTATCAGGACGTGTCCGCCACGACCGCCGCACCCGGCGACGTGCTGGCGAATAAAGTATTTATCGACGCGGACGGCGTAACGCAGGCTGGCACCATGCCGGACAACGGTGCAGTGGAGAAAGTGCTGGACGCGACGACCGGCAATCAGGAGTACACTGTCCCCGCCGGTAAGCACTCCGGCACGGGCAAGGTATCCGTCGTGCTGGAAACCAAGTCCGCCGCGCCCGCCGAGGCCGCGCAGGACATTACGCCCACAAAGGGCAAAGTCCTCGGCAAAGTCACGGTCGGCGCGATTCCGGACAAATACAAGGACGTTTCCGGCGTGACTGCCGGAGCGGCTGACGTGCTGGATGGAAAGTTTATCGTACTGCCCGACGGCAGCAAGGTCGAGGGCACCATGGCCAACAACGGCGCGATCTCGAAGACCATCGACGGCCTCACGCAGACCAGCGCCGATATCCCGGCGGGATACACCTCCGGCGGCACGGTCAGCCTGACAGACGCGATCGAAACGGCTCTCGCCGCGATTTAAAGGAGGAACAGACATGAGCGTACAGACAGAGATCGACCGCATTATCACGGCAGTCGGCGCGGCGTATGACGCAGTGGAGGCCAAAGGCGGCACAGCCCCAGCGGCACAGACCATCGAAGGGATTGCAGGCGCGATCAGCGGAATAAAATCCGCACCGACTACACCGTACATGGAAGCAGAGTATATTGCGATGGGGGATATCACAAGCGGCAACCCAGGCCACTATATCAAGCGCGCAAAACTCTATAATCACACGGCAATCTACGCGTATGAGTTCGCAGGGCAGAACCAACTAAAAAACCTTGACTTTAGTGATGCTTCAAATAACATCACGACAATAGAATCAATGGCGTTTTATCAGGCACAAGTGAATGGGCTGGTTCTGCCAAATACGATCAGCGTGTTAGGGGATGGATGTTTTAATTCTGCATACATCACAACGCTGACAGTTCCGCCACTTGTGACAGTGCTTCCAAACAATGCGTTTTCGCTTATTCAACCACTCTACAATAATGAAACGGGGGAAGAACTTCCAGTCAACATCATCCTGCCACAAAATCTCACCAAAATAGGAATCTCTTGCTTTGACGGTGCACCGATTAAGCAAATCGCTATACCGGATACGGTAACAGAAATCGGGGACAATGCTTTTAACTACTGTGAGCAACTTGCATCGATTGCGCTACCACCAAATCTACAAAAAATCTCAAACAGAATCCTCGCTGGTTGTATGAGTCTGACATCCATTACAATTCCGGCATCCGTAACTGAAATCGGTAGTCAAGCTTTTGCAACTTCCGGGCTTACATCCATCACAATTCCATCAACGGTAACGACACTTGGCAGTAGTGCATTTAATGGCTGTGAATCGTTGGCACATATAGATATACAGGCACATGTAATAGAGATTCCGGAGGATTTCGCAGAAGAAAGCGGCAGAACGTCAGTGACGCTGCCGGATACAGTAGAAACGATCGGCCGCAGCGCGTTTACTTCGTCCCGCGCCAACCTCACGGAGATCACTATCCCCGCCTCCGTCACGTCGATTGGAGATTATGCGTTCGCGCAAAATGAAGACATGACGACAGTCACATGCCTGGCCGCAACCCCGCCGACGTTCGGCCGCAACGCGCTTTTCAGTACGACCATCAAAGTCCCGGCAGCATCGGTCGCGGCGTATAAAGCTGCCGACGGATGGAAGGATTATGCGAGTTACATCGTGGCGATGTGAACGCCGAAAACCGGAAAAGGGAAAAGGGAGAACACCATGGAAACCAAGACCATCATCGTCACCCTCGTCACCAATCGGACGCAGGCGGACGTGGAGCGCGTCAAGGCGCTGGCCGCGAAGGGCTTTGCTGCCATGACTGCAGCCGAGCGGGCGGAATGGCTGGCGGGGATGAAGGGGGCCTACAATGCCGCCGATCTCAACCGTGTGGGAACGGCCCTGAACTATCTGGCGGGCCGCCTTGGGCCAATCTGCGGGAAGGTCATAACATGGACGGCAAAAACCGATTGGGCCGTCACGGACATTGCAACGGCCTCACAGGCCGAGACATACCGGCAGCAGATACAGGATATCCGCGATGCGCTTGCGTATCCTGCAGGAACGCCGGATGCGCCGCAGCTGGCACGCCTGACCTACACCGGCGCGAATGACATCGAGCGCATCCTGACGATCTGCGAAGAATTGATCGTCAACGTTGCAAAATCTTTTCGCCACACTGGCGCGGCGGAGTGCGCCGCAGGAGGACTTCTGACATGAAAGACAGACAGCCGACACAAGTTTTATCCAACGGCGCGATCCGGTACGGCTTTTATAACGCCGACGGAACCCTGAACCACTACGAATATCTCAAGCGAGACGATGCCCCGACCGAAGAGGGCACGCCGCTCAATAAGGCAAATTTACTCTCCGATGCTACCGCGGCCAAGATCTGGCCGAACGCAAGTACCCGCCCGGAAGATCCGACGGTCAGCGAGGCACTTGCAGAATTACAGAAAGGCACAGCGAAAGTTGGCGATATTCTAATGACGGCAAGAGCAAAACCATCCGATGCATGGCTTTTATGCAATGGCCAAGCCATCACAAGATCTGCCTACCCGAAGCTGTTTGAGCTCTTGCGGCCGGCGGCGTCTCCGGCTCCATGGACGAGCAAGCCTGTAACAGGGGTCAATCAGGATACAAGCATAATAAGATACGCAAATGGAAAGTGGTTTGCCTTCCCCTACAAGCTGTCCGGTTCCAAAATGCACATGTATGTATCGAGTGATACAGATGTATGGGTAGATTATCCGTTTAGCTATACGCTCGGTGACAGTGAGCATATTGCAGATATTGCAGTATGCTATAATCCGCTCAAAGGCGTCTACCGTATGGCTATCGTAAAAGCAGACTCTATGTCAAATTACTGCGAGTCCTATACTATCTCGGAAGATCTTCAGACCGTATCGGAGAACAACTGGATATGGAGCAGCAGCAACAATGATATTTACAAATTAGAACTATATGCTTCGAGTAGCGGCAATGTGTACTGCTTTCGATCTAATAGTTCTTCAAGTGATTACATTGATGGAGTAGTATACGAAGACCGTATAACCGCAAGTAGTTTAGGAAAGTGGAACGACGTAAATAGCTCTGTAGACGCAATAAGCTACGACGAGACCTCAAGGCAGTTTTGCTGGACGTATCGCCGAAATATCTACATGGCAGAAGAATTAAGTCCGAACGCTTCGGAGGATCTAATTGGAACAATTCCAGATGCTGCTGTTCCAAGCAGCATACAGGGTTATGCTATTTGGAAGTATATATGTGCATCTACAGGTACGATTATTGCGATATATCAAAATGAAGGCTTGAAGTACGCCTACACACTTGATAATGGCACAACATGGCACATTGGAGCGGAAGCAATCTCTACAGGCTCAACAGACTATATATACACACAGACACAGTCTGGATTTGAGTTTGTGTCAGGCTTACTGCTATTTACGGCCTCCATAGACGATACTAGATACATCTGCAGCGTTTCCGACCCGGAAGATAAGGTATACAAAATTAGTGGTGTCTTTGATGGTGCATTATCACCTGCCGCTTTAGCGGCACAGCCGCCAAAAACTGGAACAATATCTATATGCAATTATAACGACTTAGCGAAACCGGTTCCAACGATTATACCAGATAGCCGTAGCCACGCATACATCAAGGCGCTGGAGGAATAACCCGTGAAGGACAGAAAACCGACGAAAGTCCTGCAAAACGGCGCGGTACAGTATTCGGTGACCAGAGTCTCCATGGGTGTGACTGCGACCAGAGAAGAATGGATTCGCCCAGAGGATGAGCCATTGGAGTCTGGGACACCACTTACCAAAGAAACGCTATTATCGGGAGAAGCGGAGGAGATCATATGGCCGGGGAGCGGGAAGCCTGCAAATCCGACCGTAAACGACGCGCTGGACAAGCTGACAGGAGCGAAGGAAGTTGGTGATATCCTCACAACCGTCCGCATTCTCTCTGCCCCATGGCATGAATGCGACGGATCTCGCTTCTCGCGTATGTCCTACCCGGCGCTTTATGCAGTCCTCGGCGGCACGACGCTGCCGACGATCAGCTATTCCAGCGATACCACCACCTACATCAAAATGGCGGACGATTAGCCCGGCAAATAAAAGAGAAAGGTACAGAAAAATGGACACCAAAACCATCATCGTCACCCTCGCCTGCGCCGCGCTTGGCTCATCCGCGCTGACGGCGGTAGTCAATGCCATCGTCAGCGCGATACAGAAAAAGCGCGGCAAGGCCACGACGCAGGAGGCGCATCTAGCCGAGATCGACAAAAAGCTCGGGAAAATGCAGGAGCATCAGGATGAGCAATATCTGGCGATCCTCCGCCTCACGATCATGTCGGAGGAAATGCCGATGGGCGAGCGCCTGATCGCCGGGCAGAAATACGTCAATTTGGGCGGAAACGGCGACGTGAAGAAGTTTTTACACCAGCTGGAGGCGCAATGCGGGCATAGCAATGGAGTTCAGTAAAAAGTGGCTGATTTGCAGCGCGCTCGTCGGCCTCGCGCTCATCATCGCCTGCGCGGCAGGCGCAGACCTGACGGAGATCACGCTTGCGGTGCTGGCTGAAACGACGGCTTCCAGCGGGTTCTATCTCTGGAAGGCCAAGAACGAGAACCGCGCGAAGTACGCGCAGAAGTACATGGATAAATGGGCCGAGAAATACGGCCCGGAAGCGGCAGCACGCATCGCAGAGATCGTGCTGAAGGACTGAAAGGAGCATACATATGGATTACACACAGATCATCTCGGCAGTGATCGCGCTCATCAGCGCGCTCGTTTCGGCATTTTTGATCCCGTGGCTCAAAACCAAGATCGACGCGGACAAGCTGCAAACGATCCGCACTTACGTTGAGATCGGCGTAAAGGCAGCGGAGCAGCTGTACACCGCGACGGACGGCGAGGAAAAGAAAGCCTATGTGATCAATTTTCTGGCCGAACAAGGAATCCGGTTTGACGTATCTACAATCGATCAGCTGATCGAAGCCGCCGTGCTGCAGCTGCACCACGAGTTGTACGGGAGTGAGCGGGCATGAGCATCAAAATCGGACAGGCCAGCCTCGGTGAAACCGGCGGCTGGAATCAGCAGCCGGGCAACCAGAACGGCCGAGAACTGAACATTTCCAACTGGTATAATGGACGCTGGCTCGGCGTCCTGCGCTACAAGAGCCGCAAAAAGGCCGAGCGGGCCGCGCAGACGTGCGAGGCGGCGATTAAAAACCGGAATATCGGTTACGACATGTCCGACCGGAACACGGCGTATGAGGCCGCCAAGGCCGTAGGGTGGGATGTGAGCAAGATCACAAAGCCCGTGGAGACAGACTGCTCCGGCCTCATGACGCTCTGCGCCGTAGCCGCAGGCTGCGAGGCCGTCGCCGCGCTCTACCGCCGTCAGGGGAATTCGTGCACGACGTATTGCATGCTGCACGATTGGCCCGCAACGGGCGATTTTGTATTGCTGACCGGCAGCAAGTATCTGACGACGGACGCCAATCTCCTGCGCGGGGACGTGCTGGTAAGCGAGGGCCATACCGTGATGGCCCTCGAAGATGGAAAAAATGCAGAGGAGGAAACCGAAATGGTAGAAAAGAGCAAAATCATCGTGGACGGCAAGAAGATCGCCGTTGAGCGTATCCTGAAGAACGGCACGAACTACATCAAGGTCCGCGATATCGCCGCCGCGCTGGATCTCGAAGTGAGCAACAAGGGCAATATCGCTGTGCTGAAGCACAAGGAAAAGTAAGGAGGCGGGGCCTATGTCGCCGCAGGCGCGGGCCAAGCTGCCGCCAGAGCTGGGCCGCCTGACCCGCAAGGATATGGAGACCGTGATCTATCAGGCCAATCTTGGCCGGGAAAATGAGAAGATCGCGCAGCTCTATTTTGTGGATAAGCTCCCCCAGGTAGACGTTGCAACAGAGCTGTTTCTGGGCCGCGCCACGGTCCAGCGCCGACTGCCGGAGATCATGCGGGAGATGCAGCGGACATCCAGCAAACTGTATAACTGAGATAAGCGCCGGTTTCTCGGCGCTTATTTTTTATATAAAAATTTTTGAAAAGCCCTTGACATATACGGTATTACAGTATATAATGCAGCCATAGACACAAAGCAAAACAAACACGACAAAAAATCGGAGGATGGCAGACATGTTTAATATCGTTTCCGCGTGGGGAGCGCAGACAAATCCCCACTATAACCCGGACACTGCAAATAATGGCGGAGGTTACTGGCAGTTTTCCGGCGGTATCGTCGTCGATCTTAACGGCCAGCTTGTCACCGTCGAGGCCGACGACACGTCCTGCGGCGATTTTGGCAGCCGCGTGTATTTTTCCGTGACGGCTGACGGCTTCTGCTGGCAATTTTCCGACGGCACAATGGACGATGCGTCCGTTGACACCCCGGAGGATGTCTTGGGCGTTCTGCGGTCCATCTCCGGCGTTCTGGGCGTGGACGCCGAAGCGCTGATTTCTGCCGCGTTGAATGCGGCGAACGTCTGCGCGTGGGAGGTATGCTATGCCGACTGACACCCAGCGCCGCGCTCGCAACAAGTGGGACGCTGAGAACATGTCCGTGATCTCCTGCAAGCTCAAGCGGGAGATCGCGGAAAGATTTAAGGCCGCAGCCAAGTCCAACGGCACGACGCCAAACGAACTGATACGCGGCTGGATTGCTGCATATTTATTTGAGCAAAACTGATGCATAACTGAGGCACAGGAAAATAGTAAAAAGCCCATACTGGACACATCAAAGGAGTGTTCGGTATGGGCTTTTCTTATTTTAATCCGAACCCTGCCGGGCAGAAGGTCGGGGACTGCACCGTCCGGGCTATCGCAAAGGCGACCGGGAAGAGTTGGGACGAGGTGTATATCGGCCTGTGCCTGCAGGGGCTCATCATGGGCGATCTGCCGAGCGCAAACAGCGTATGGAGCGCTTACCTCCGGCAGCAGGGCTTTACCCGGAACGTAATCCCGAACACATGCCCGGACTGCTATACCGTCGCGGATTTCTGCACAGACCATCCGCGCGGCGTGTACGTTCTTGCTCTGTCCAGTCATGTGGTCTGTGCGGAGAACGGAAGCTATTTCGATACATGGGACAGCGGCAATGAGATCCCGCTGTTCTACTGGGCAAAGGAGGATAAATGATGTTCGGACAACAGCCGTATGTGTATCAGCAGCCGATTTATAATCAGCCAATTGGCCAACCGATCAGTCAACCAATGCAGGAGCCAATGATGCGCCCACAGTACCAGCCCGCGCCGCAGATACCGGCCTACCAGCCGCAGCCCCAGCAGCCGCAGAATCAGTCGATCATCTGGATTCCGAACGAACAGGCCGCAAACGACTTTATCGTCGCGCCCAACAATGCTGTTACGCTTTGGGATATGAACGCGCCGGTCGTGTATGTGAAAAAGGCCGATGCAAGCGGCAAGCCGACCATGACGACCTACGACCTTGTAGAGCGTGCGCAGGCCGCGCCAGCGCCCGCAGCGCCGCGAAAAGACATGAGCGAAGAATATGTGACCCGCAGAGAGTTTGAAGAGCTTGTGGCGAAGCTGGCCGCCCCAAGCGTCAGGCCGCGAAAGATGAAGGAGGCGGACAATGAACCCACTGTTTAACGCCCTCGGCGGCGGACAGTTGCCCGGCCCGATGGGGCAGTTCCAGAACATGATACAGCAGTTCCGGCAATTCCAGAACAGCTTTCAGGGGGATCCAAAAGCAGAGATCGAAAAGCTGGTGCGAAGCGGGAAAATTTCGCAGCAGCAGTTGAATCAGCTGCAGCAGGTGGCGGGGCAATTCCGGCAACTGCTGCAATAGTTCGGGAATTCCAAACAGTTGAACGATCAAAATCGTGGCCACGATTGAGATAAATCTTTTGAATCTACGAAAGGAATGAAAAATATGAGTTTGAATGACGGCTCCCCGACCATGACAATGCCCGTCGCGCCTACCGGCATGACAGGTGGCGGCTGGGGCGGCTTCGGCGGCGATAATGGCTGGTGGATCATCATCCTGTTCCTTGCCATTTTCTGCGGCTGGGGCGGCAATGGAAACGGCTTCGGCAACAACGGCAGAAATTCCGGCGGCGTTGTAGACGGCTATGTGCTGGCCTCTGACTTCTCCAACATCGAGCGCAAGATCGACAGTGTAAATCAGGGACTTTGCGACGGATTTTACCAGCAGGCGCAGCTTGTCAACGGCACCAACATGGCGATGGCAAACGGCTTTGCTCAGGCCGAGCTTTCCCGCTGCAACCAGCAGGCCGCGCTTATGCAGCAGCTGAACAACATGGCGATGCAGGCACAGGAGTGCTGCTGCGAAAACCGCGCTGCAATCGCCCAGGTGCGCTACGACATGGCGACGCAGGCGTGCGACACCCGCAACACCGTGCAGAACACCACCCGCGACATCATCGACGCGATGAACTGCGGCTTCCGCAGCATCGACCAGCGTCTGACGGCGCAGGAGCTTGCGGCGAAGGACGCGAAGATCGCCGAGCAGAACCAGCAGCTTTTCGGATACCAGCTGGCGGCATCGCAGGCGGCACAGAACAATTACCTTGTTTCCACGCTTCGCCCGAGTCCCAGCCCGGCCTATGTTGTAGCGAATCCGTACTGCTGCAACAGCGGCTATAACTACGGCTGCGGCAACTGCGCGTAACAACTCCACATCGTAGAGCTTTTTCGTGGCCTCACGAAAATGATCGGCCCCATTGCCGATACTCGATAGCAACGCGGCGGGGCAATCGTCCCGCCGCTATTTTTAACTGCGCCGAATTCGATACTTTTAGAAAGGAATGATTTTATGGCAACATATAAGGAACTCAAGAAGAAATTCATCGATCACCTGATGGGCGTGGATCTGTACAAGATGAACATCACGGATCTCTACACATACGCCTGTATCCTGAAAACTGTGGACGAAATGGAGCAGCCGAGCTGCGCAGAGGCGATGAAGACGGCGATGGAGCCGATTTTGAACTACTGCAAGGCAGGCAATTCAGGAAGCGGGGTGTTTGGGATTGGCTGAGTTTACGAACTCCAACGTCGTCGGCGTCTCCGCCGGGCAGAACGTCCCGCTGACGGAAACGGCAGTGAGCAGCAAGCCGTGCATCGTGCACCGCGAGGGCAGCGGCCTGGTCACGCTTCGCGGGCTGACGAATCAGTGCAGAGCGAGTTTCAAAGTCTCCTACGGCGGCAATATCGCAATTCCAACCGGCGGCACAGTCGAAGCGATCACAGCCGCACTTGCCATCAACGGTGAAGCCTTGGCAAGCGCGACGGCGACTGTGACACCGGCAGCGGTAGAAAACTACTTCAACGTTTATGTATCCGCACAGGTGAGCGTGCCGAGAGGCTGCTGCCTGACGGTAGGTATGCGAAACACCAGCACGCAAACGGTTAATTTTGCAAACAGCAATCTTACCGTCGAGCGCGTAGCATGAAAGGAGGAAGCGATATGTATGATCTGAGGAATCTCCGCGAAATGCTCTGCAAAGAGCTTGACGAAATCGCCGACAAGCGCGAAATGTCTGCGGGCGATCTGGACGCAATCCAGAAGCTGACGAGCTCCATCAAAAACAGCTACAAGATCGAGAGGCTTGAGGACGGCGGTTATTCCCGCGACGGCGAGTGGGAAGCCGACATGCGCGGCACATATGGACGCGGAAGTTCATACCGTGGGCGCCGCCGCGACGCAATGGGCCGCTACAGCCGCACCGACGCCCGCGAGCACATGCATGCGCAGCTGGAGGATATGATGCGCGACGCGGACGACGATAAAACCCGTGACGCGATCCGCCGCTGCATGGAGCAGATCGAGCGGGCATAAGGAGAGCGCAATATGTTGGATGCAGCCGAAATCCGGAAAGAGATTGCTCGCCTGGAATATGAGGAATCCGACTATAAGAATTACGCTAAGCTTGCGGATCTGTACGTGATCCGCAAGCAGATGCAGGAAGACGAGAAGGGAAGCAGGAGCACGCGCCTGCACGCCTATTCCGGCGACCCCGCGCCCGCTGTGCAGGCAGCAGCCCCGCAAGCGGAAGAACCGAAGACAGTAGGCAGCTACGGCGACAGCGACTTCCTGCGCGCCATCGAAGGAAAGGCCCCGTCCAAAGTCTGGGCGATCATGGACGAGCTGATGGATACACTTGCGGTTGTAAACGAAAGGGTGTATAATTCGGTTATGCAGAAAATAGGACGGGGCGAGAATCGCTAGTTATTTGTTAGTAACCAAAAAAGATTGAAAAAAACCGAAACAGCAGAAAATTAAAAAAATCAAAATTGCAATCCACAAAAAAGACTCAAAAAGCTCAAAAAAGTTTACGAAACGCGATGGACGCTGCCTTTTAAGCAGGGTGTCCGGAGTTCAAATCTCCGGCGGGTCACCAAAAAAACCTTGAAATCTCAGTGGTTTCAAGGTTTTTTGTTTTTTGAATCTTTTTGATTTGTTAGTAACACGTTAGAAACCGGCGCGTCTATCGCTGCGACAAGCTGATCGATATCAAAGTGCTCGTAAATGTTTGCAGTCGTGGAATAGTCAGCGTGGCCGAGCATCTTTTGAAGCAGCTCCGGCTTGATATTATTTGCAACGGCCCAGCTTGCAAAGGTATGCCGCGCGGCGTGCGGCGTCTTTTTGGAAATGCCAAGACGCGTTAATAGCGGGTAAAAGTCCCTATTCCGGAAATTTGCAACCACTTTCTGCCCATCATAGCCGGAAATGAGAAGATCACACGTTGCGCGCTGCTTGAATTCGGAAAAGTACATCCGGCCTTCGGAGCGGATCGGAATTACCCTGTTCCGTCCGGCTTCAGTTTTCTCGCCGCCTACCACATATGTTTCATGCACGTTTGCGGTCCGCAAGCCAAACAATTCTCCGATGCGCATACCAGTATAGATCATCATCAACACAAGTTTTGCTGCCTGGGATCCGTCCTTCTCTAATTTGCTGATGTCGTCGGCGGAAAAAATCTCCTTTTCCTTTTTTACGTTTTCTGGGAGTTTTACAAATGATGCAAAATTCGTTGTGATAAGCTCTTGCCGAAGCCCCCATTGCGACATCTGCGTAACCAGTTGCTTGAATTTGGATAGAGTGGAATAGGATTTTCCGCTGTGCTGGTCGATGACAGCCTGATAGTCCGCAGTTCTTAATTCACGAAATTTCCGCCCGTGCAGTGGCTCGAATACGGCATAGGCGCGCGTATACGTCTCTTCGCCCTTTGGCCCGATATCCCGGAAATGCTCATCCTTCCACGCTTCGTAAACTTGCGAGAACGTCCAGTTGTATACTTCATCGATACTCCGCCCCTGTAAACGCGCAAGCGCCTCAAGGGCGGCTGTTTTTTTGCCAAAGTATCCGATTATAGTTTTACCCTTTGCGGCTACCCACGGGCGGGTGCGACGCCCTTGCAGTTTGTAAACCGTACCTGTGCCGTTCGCCCGCTTCAACGCTTTCTTCGGCGCTGCCTCCTGCTTTTTCCCACACCAACAGCAGAACACAGAACCGGCAGGGATTTCTTTTTTACACTTGATGCACTCCATGTTTCCCACCACGTTCTTTTCGGATTGCATAG